CTGGATTGAGGCTGGTGGCTGGATTGAGGCTGGTGGCTGGATTGAGGCTGGTGGCTGGATTGAGGCTGGTGGCTGGATTGAGGCTGGTGGCTGGATTGAGGCTGATAGCTGGATTAAGGCTGGTGGCTATATTAAGGCTGGTGGCTCGATTGAGGCTGGTGACTGGATTGAGGCTGGTGACTATGGTGGAATATTGGCAAGTCTTTATATTACCTGTAAAGGAACTTTAAGTTTTGGACTAAACGCTTACGCTGGAATTAAAACTTGGGGAGAAGCAACGGAAGAAGAAAAAACCATCACTTGCGGAAAGTTAATTAAAGGACATATTGGATACGGAATACTAAAAGAAACAGGAATTGAAGAAACCCTAATAGGTAAAGAAGTAGAAGTTACCTTAGACGGTAAGAAATACAAAGCGGTTATAAAGGAAGCCTGAAACAATCGGGCTTCTAAATATAACTACTTAAAAGCCAAGTTGAAGGAATATGAAGGGGAGAAACACGAAACCAACAATCACAGAAATAATCCCGTTGCTCAAGGAATACTACGAAATAGATGGGAATGGAGTCGGCGGAGATTACCATATCGTTCTAGATGATGACAATGTGGAAAATAGTCACGTTGAGTATTGTCTTAACGAAGCAAGAAAGAAAAAGGACAAACTTGGTATAAAAATTGGTGGGATGTTAATGAAAATGTCAAAAACCCAAAGAAGAAAATTGAGCGGATTGTCTTACATAGAATATGGAACTCTTAACTAAATAACTATGAAAGAAAGAATTGACAGAAAAAATGACTAAAAGCCGTGCAAATAACAATAAGGGTACCAAAAACTAAAACCGACAGATGGGTAGTAAGCAATCATTACAGAAGAAGGAGTGCCGGAACCCTTTTAAAATTGATAGAAAGGCAGGTCGTCAAGGCTGTCGCAAAGGAAAAGACTTGCGTTGTAGTCAATTATGGTAAAGATACCAATGAGACGCTTGAATCAAAGGATTCAAATTACTTAATTTATACAACTGTTTGTTTTTTAGAAGATTACTTAAGTTACGAAATAATAAAGCGTTACGAAAACCTATATAGTTTAAATTTTAAATGATAGAATTTACAGCCGATAACACAAGAATATCAGGCCCTAAAGTAGATGGAACAATGTCTATTACATTTGACGTAGGAGAATATCAAAAAGACGAAGTGTTAGAAATTATGCGGTTGAAATTACCGCTTAAAGTTAAAGTAAGTTATGAAAGCACTAACAAAGCGTGAACCGCCAAGTACATATATTAAGGTAAGACTAGCTAAAGTCGAGAAAGAAGCTATTGAATATATGATGGCTAATCAAAATTTGACAGAAGAAGAAGCTAAACAAATTCTAGGCTCCGATGCCGATTTTGCACAAATGATGGCCATAGCCGAAAAGAAGATCAAGGTTGAAATGCTGGATATAGTTTTACCTAAAATAAAAGAAGCAATAGAGCATAAACTAGAAACCGGGAGTTTAGAACAAGCGCAAAAAGGCATGACAGCTTGGGCGATCGCTAAAGACAAAATCTTTGGAGAAAACAAAACCTCAATGAATATAGGAGGAAAGAATATACAGATAAATTTTGATTTCAAACCTTATAAAAGGTAGTAATGGGAAGGCATGGGGCGGGGAAACTCGCCCTTTTGCTTAAATTGTGTTATAATACCTATATCCCGTTACTTAATGCGGGATTTTTTATGCAATAATATGGATCTAACACAAGACGAAAAACTCCAAATAGTTAAAAAAATATACATAGATAGAATAAGACGCGACAAAATAAAGGACGAATATGGATTAAATAGGGATGGACTAACTGAAATTGAAAAGGAAATGTTTAGTATGTTATACCTTTATTACATCAATAGGGGCTCAGAATCGATTAAGTGAAGTACGTTAATAGATAAAAGGGGTTTAAGGTATTAATAGTTAGGGGTTAATAATAGGGTTTAAGTAGTAAGTTAGTAGTTAAGGGTTTAAATAGATAATGTGCTTAGGGGTTAGTTATATACGCACTTGTCTGTATATAACCCCACACGTACACGCGAGAACACTATACCCCTATACTATAAGTAATTAATAGGCATAAATTATTAAAGGGGTATGTGATCATGCCTAGTATACGTCATAAAATGTATATTGTGCGACGTAGTACCCGCCAGAAGAAGGTACCATATTTGCAATGAACCTTCGATATAGTACCATCACGTTTACTTTGACTTTAAAACTAAAATGAATATAAGTAATAAACCAAAAAATAAGTGTCGTATTTGTAAATATATTAAGAAGCAAGGTTTTCCATTTGGTTTTGATAGGAAATATTATATAGATTCGGAAGGTTGTTTCGGGAACAAAGACCATATAACAATTAATTATTGTCCGAATTGTGGAAGATTACTTAAAACAAAAAACATGCCTGATAGGGGATATACCCTTAATTTAAAGGGTGGTCTTAACCCATAATAAAATATGAATTATGCCTAGAAGCAACAAAAAACACGGGTTTTGCTTAACTCCGATTTAACCTATAGAGGAGGTGGTATTTAATGAATAAAAGAGTGTATCCAGCATTTAAAAGAAGTAGGGATGTTATAGATATTCCAGCAAGTGTACTGGCTATGGCTGAACATGGTCGTATAATAATCGCCGCCCGAACAGGATATTATTCCCTTGAGAAAATAGAGATGAAAAATGGTGTTGGAGTTAATGAGGTTGTGGTAGACGAGTTTAATAACTAGTGTCCAGAAGGCGGGGAAAATCACTAGTGCCCCGCACTTGTGGAAATAAAACTCGAATATAGACCGCACAAGAACCAAAAAACCTTACATGATGACCCTTCTAGGTATAAAGTAGTAGTTGCAGGGCGTAGATTTGGTAAATCCGTCTTTGCTAGACACCATTGTTTATTAAATGCTCTCTTTAACCCCGGATTATATTGGATAATTTCGCCTACTTATCGCCAAAGTAAGCAAATCCATTGGATGGCACTTAAGAAAGAGATCCCTAATGAGTTAATTACTTACCAAAACGAACAAGAGTTAAGTATTCATTTAGCTAATGGGTCAATTATTGAGTTAAAAGGTGCCGATAATGAGCAAAATCTTCGAGGAGTTGGGCTTAAAGGAGTGGTTTTAGATGAAGCGGCAGACCAAAAACCTCACGTTTGGGAAGAAATCATCCGTCCGATGTTGGTTGATTCTGAAGGGTGGGCGGTATTTATAGGAACTCCTAAGGGTTTTAACTGGTTTTATGAACTTTATATGCGGGGAGTTGTGGGAAGCCCTACTTATGACCCCGAATGGAAGGCTTTTCACTTCACTTCTTACGACAATCCTTACTTAAAGAAGCGGGAAATAGACAAAGCCAAGAAAGAAGCACTTAGATCAAAGAAAGAAGATACCTTTGAACAGGAGTACATGGCGGAGTTTAAACGCTATGAAGGGTTAATTTATAAATTATTCAGTAGAGAAAGTCATGTAGTTTTGCCTTTTGAAGTACCCTACACCGAAGGGTGGGATATATACCGTGCGGTAGATTTCGGGTATGGAGTAAATCCTACCGTTTGTTTGTGGATAGCGGTATCTCCCGACGAAAAATGGTATGTAATTGATGAATACTATGAAGTTAAAGACGCTTCCGATTACCACTGTGGAATGATTTTAAGTAAATCCGCTAATTACCAAACACCTACTGCGACATTCTGCGACCCTTCTAACCCTATGCTTAGGGATGATTGGGGTAAGAAGGGTGTTTATATGACGGCGGGGAAGCGGGACCCCGGAACAAATTTAAGGGAATGGGTGAATACCGGAATAGACATTATTACCGAAAAGATGAAAGTATCTCTAAAAGACAACAAACCGACTTTATTCGTATTTTCAAACTGTACTCACTTTATAGAAGAATTAGAAAGCTACGCTTGGGAAGAACCTAAAGACTTATATTTGAATCACCCCGGAAGACCTAAAAAGACTTCAGACCACGGACCCGACGCTTTAAGATACTTCGCAATAAGTTATATGGGTAATCCCGACAGAGAGCTGGATAGATTAAGGTTTGGAAGAAACTATATGAATGTAAATGAGGGATTGGCTAAAAAGTGGAGTATATGAGTAGCTTACCTACAATCAACGACAGTTACGAAAGTCAGATTACTGTTAATAATCAGAAGATGCAGGAACTCCTAAAGACACTGTTCCCTGATCTTGCGGTTCCTTACGATGCGGTTTATCAAATGCTTTCCTATATCCAAGACACTAAAATAAACGCCCAGATTTTACCGCACGTTGTAAGAGGAATTTATAACATTATTATCGGAACGGGAAAAGGACAAGTAATTATTCATATTAGAAACAATGTAACCAACGTGCAAACCAGAGAGAATAATGACGATATTGATACTTTGGGTTAAAGTGTTATAATTAAGTCGGTTAGAATTGCATTCGAGACCGCCAAACGGCGGTCTTTTTTTGTGGCTAAAACATGGCAAAAGGTACGAAAGTTGAACCTAAAGGCACGAAATCTGAAATATCCTTATTTAAGGATTGTTATTCCCATTATTCAGATGCCAAACAGGATTTAGAGACAAGAATAACAAGGAAAAACGGATTTGATGACGCGGACAAGATGTTTGCTTCTCACATAGACGAAGCGAACTGGCCATACTCCGCGATGATGTTTGACCCCCGACCTTATACGGTTATCATCGAAAAGGCTGCACGCCTTATCGGACAAAAACCAAAAGGACGTTTAGTCCCAAGGGAGGGTGGAGATACATTAGGTGCTTCTGTAAATAACGAATTACTTAACTTCCAATGGGAAGACAACTCCCGGCTTGGAAAATCCATGGTGGGTAAATGGATTGAAATGGATATGAATGCCAGAAAGTATGGTGCTTCGTTCGGTTTGGCTAAGTGGAACTTCCAAAGGAGAATAAACAACGGGAAGAAAAAGGTGTATTTTGACGGACCCGATTTTCAGGTTTGTAACCCAAGAGATGTTTTAGCCAACCCTTCTTACGATTTTATAAACAAATGGTTCCAACACAGAGAATATGTAACTTTAAAAGAACTTGAAAGTGTAAATGATGCCGCAAGGACCAAGCCGACTTACAAGAACCTTAATCTTTTAAGGGATTCCCTAAGTGAAGATAGAAAAATTAAAGGCGACAGAAGGGATAACGACTACACCATCCAAAACAAAAGTCTAAGGTCTCTTACTGATTACATGGGTTCTGACGAATCAAATGCGGTTTTGGAAATCATAACCGAATACCGACCCGACAGGTGGGTTACTTTCTCCCCAAGACACGGGATTATTTTAAGAGATATTCCCAATCCATACAAACACGGAGAAATCCCCGTAGTGATGTTGAAATATTATCCTTTACCCGACGACCTTTATGGTGTAGGAGAATATGAACCCGTATCTAAATTAATCAAAGGAATTAACTCTTTATATTCCCAATATATAGACTGTATTACTACCGACCTTTATCCTCCGTTAATGATAAATCCTGTTAATGTCAGGATGCACACTATCGAGTTTACCCCCGAAGCGAAGTGGTTAATGAACAACCCGGGTGTAGATGTAGTTAGATTGCAAACCAATACAACTGCTACAAATAACTTCCAAGCGGTTTATTCCTTAATGGTATCTTCACTTCTTAACGCATGGGGAGAAACATCACAAGGTATTAGCCAATTTGATCCATTCCAACCCGACAAGACCGCAACAGAAATTAAAGACACGGCATTTACCAGAAATGTCCGAGACAACATGAACCAAATCTTTTTGTCCGAAGCCTTAAAGAAACAAATAATGTTCTGGCACTCCATGAACCAACAGTTACTTTTTCAAGGAACAGCCGACAAATTCAAAATTATCAGGATTGTGGGGCGTGATGCAGTTGATTTCTTCCAAAAACAGGGGTTGGGAGACATGAACCCAAGACCAGAAGACGTAACCGCTTATGCTAACGGAGATAGTGAAGTGTTGCCAGAGGGTCCCCAATTCCCCGTAGAAATAGGCGACGGCGATATCTCACCTAAATTTATAGAGGACGAGATGGGTGGTGGAGAACTTGTAGTTGAACAGGGAGATTTGATTGGAAGCTACGATTATATTCCCGACGTTGAACCGATGAAAGCACCCTCACAGGATTTAGTAGAACAAAAACTAACCGCCATTTTGGGAACGGTTACTAATCCGCAGGTTATCCAACTTCTTCAAATCGAGGGTGAAGTGCCAAAGATTTCAAAAATACTAAAAGACCTATATGAATCAACAGGAGTAGTGAAAGACGCAGATCAGTATTTTCAGAAAGGAGGTGCTATAAATGCCGGAATTAACCAAGCAGGAAATCCTCTTGCAGAAGCAGGGTCGCCAGCTCAGGGAAATGGCGGAGTTGCCGGGATGGGGGGAAATCCTCAAGCCCCAGTTGGAGTTGGCAATCAGCCACCAATGGGTGGACCCCCGCAAGTCCAAGTCGGATAACGACTTACTTTACGAATACAAACTAGCTTTCGCAAGGGCATTGGCAGCACAGGAAATAATAGATTTTGTAGAAAAAGGTATCGAGGAAGCTGATGCACTAACCAAGAAAGAGAATGGGGAGGGAAAAGACAAATTGAGGGAATCCGTGAGTTGAGGAGGTGAGTTATATGACAGATTACGTAGTAGTTAAAAATATTTGGCCTATACAGCAAGGTGCACAAAACCAGAAAGTTACCAACATTTCTAAAACGATTGGTGACCAAGGAACGGTGCGTGTTGTATTGGGTGGTATTGAATATGTTTGGGGGCCGAATGAATCAAAAACCTTACCGAGCAATTTAGCAGCAGAAGCAGTTGCGGCCGAAGGCACAAGATTAAGAATTGCCGATTCAAGGGATGGTTTTGATGGACAAGCAAGAAGCTAATATGCCGTGTTATGCAACCAAAGGGTCAAAAAAGAAAACTCGAAGATTTACCCGAAAGCGGAAGTAAGTTTTGGGAAGGTGCAGAAGTGCATACAAACATAATACCGCACACGGAGTTATCTGAATCGGGACATTACTTTGAAAGGGTCGCAGGCAACGAAGCACAGTGTAAAAACTGTTCGTGGGGATTTGTTTTAGACGCTGGCGACAAGATAGAAGACGGGCACCTTTATACAAAAGATGGAGAGTTTGTAATTTGAAATCGGAACGGTAGCCATCATACCTTCCGACTTCAGCTTATAAACTGACGTGTCACCTACGAAACCGGGTTGTAGAAAGGGGGTGATTTATTTGAAAGATCAAACAGTGGTTGAAGAAAGTGTGGAAGAGACAACTTCCCAAGACAGCTCACCACAGTCGAAAGAGGTAATTACTGAACCTCAAAACACTCAGGAAACTCAGGTTGGACCTGAACAGATAACTGAGGAAGTGCTTGAAGATGCTGGCGTGGAAAAAACCATGTCCGAGGAACAGAGGAAAGCGTTCCAAGAAATGCGTCTTGAAAACAAAAAGTACAAGGAGGAATTGGACAAAAGGCAAAAAGGTGAATCCGCCTTTGATATTTTCAGACCTAAAGTATCGAATGTAGGTGTTGATTTAAACTCCTATGTTGACCCCGTATCGGGAAATGTAAATTGGCCTGCGTATAATCAAGCGGTCACACAGCAAGCTACTGCTCATGCACAGCATGCTGTCAAAGAACAACTGGATGAAGATCGTGCACGAAGTATTTACCCAGATGTATTTGCCAACCCCAAACTTGAAAATGCTATTGCTGGCGAATGGTTCGCCCAAAAGCTTCAAGGAAAGGATGTCTCCGTTTCTGAAATTGCGGCAGGATATGCCGACCTTGTAAAGCAAAGCGTTGCGAAGGCTGAAAAACAAGCTGAAAAACGTGGAGCAGAACAGGCACTTAACGAACTGACAGTCAAAGAGGCTGCAAGTTTAGGCGTTAAAGGCACCACAAGTGCTCCGGCACGTCAAGCAACTTCTGCTGAAGAAGAAGCAAGACTTTCGGAAAAAGCACGATTTGGTGACGATGATGCTCTTGCAAAACTCGTTGGAAATGTCGGTTGGAAAAAGTAAATCTCCTAGCTAGGCTGGCTGGGAGATTAATTCCTAGCCAGAAAGGTAGGTGAATTATAAATATGTTAGTTACATACGATGATGTTTCGAGAAGGGAGGACTTATTGTCCATAGTGGGTGATATTACTCCCGATGATACTCCTCTTATGACCATGCTTAAAACAAGCACGGCCAAAGATACAGTACATCAATGGTTGGAGGATTATATAACGCCTCCTTCTTCCGTTACTGCTGCCAGTGAAGGTGCGGCTGCAACTTATGTTGCATTGGCACAACCGGCACGTAGGACAAATATAACCGAAATTCTTACACAGACATTTAGAGTGTCTGGTACAGAACGTGCGGTTAATCCGGGTAATGGTCAAGATGCACTCGATTACCAAGCTGCTAAAGCATTAAGAACTTGGAAAATGAATGCCGAATACGAACTTATCAATGCAGGTGCCCTCTCCTCTGGAGTCTCGGGTACAGCACAGGGTATGGCAGGACTTTTGAATGTCATTACGACACTCTATACTGCACGTAATTCTGGTACTTCACTTTCTGAAACAGAGTTCCAAGATATGCATCAGCACTCTTGGGATCAGGGTGGAACCGAAAACTCTTTTGATTTAGTCCTAGTTCCTTTTGGACTTAAGAGAAAGATTGACGGATTTACTGCCGGAGCAACGAAATATGTTGATCAATCTGATAAGAAGCTAACTCAACCCGTAGCCATTTATGAAACCTCTGCTGGTGTTGCAAGAATAATGCAGCACAGATACGTTCCTTCTGCTGCCGCAACACCCGGACCTTACTTCCTCGGTCTTAAAGAGGATAAGTTCCGTGTTGCTTACCTGAGAAAGCCTTTCAAGGAAATGCTCGCCAAAGATGGTGACCGTGAGAACGGCCAGATAGTTGGTGAACTTACACTTGAATACCTTGCAGAAAGGTCAAGCGTTGCCCGTTCAGGGTACAACACAAGCGGTTAATAGCCGTTTGATTGAGTAAGGGTGCTTCCTCACCCTTACAAATCAAATGATTATTACACCTAACGATTACGACATTTTTTACGACACAAAAGCACCGAAACGTGCCTTTAGACAAAAGGATGTTGCAGATGTGGATTACTTAGTTAGGATTTCACGGGGAGTAAGAGAAATAGTTGAAACATCTAAAGATTGGGGAATTGTGGCTAAGTTGTTTGAGTTTTGGACAAGAAGGTGGCCGAACGAATGGGTGGAGTATTTAAAGACCATAAAAGATATTCGGGCAACAAGAGCAAATAAACAGGGGCTAAGTAAATCAAGGGGAATAAAATATGTAGGTGCTTTACCCGTAAGGTTTCAAAGATTAATCCAAGCGGTATTTCCTTTACAGCAATTTGACAAAGAATTTGTAAATAAACTTACCAACAACATTCAGATAGTAAAGGTTGGGGAAAAGAACGACACTTGGTTCACAATTCCCGATGCCCCATCAAAAAGGATTTCAACAACCGAGATAGTAGAAAAGGCGGTGAAAAAATTAAATGACAATACAAACTAATACATTAACGGGGGCGGAATTTGACTGGTACGCAACAAGAAGCGGACTGGCTTCTAATTCACCCTTGTCAGCACACAAAAAGGAATACTATGGTTCTAAAGGATTTGATACGCAAAAACCCCTTACCCAAATTGAAAGGGAATGGCTGCAAAATGTGGGAAGTTCAACATCTAACGAACCTTATGAGTTATGGTGTGCCGCATGTGTCGCACAGACCGTAGCCGTTGGGAAGTCTGTAAACGAGTGTAAATTAAACTTCTTTAGGACAGTGGCATCGGGAACAAATCCGTGATATAATACCGCTTAGACGCACGAGATTGCATCTTTAGGCGGACAATTTGTCCGTCTTTTTTTATGGGAAAAATAGCCTGCACAATAATCATTAAGGATGATACGGAAGCAAAGCAACTAGACAGGTGTCTATCAACTGTAGCCCCGTTCGTGGATAAAATCTTCATAACCGGAACAAAGAAACCTCAAGTAAAAGTTAAAAAAGTTTGCAAGAAATATAATGCCGATTGGAGTTGGTTTGCGTGGATTAAAGATTTCTCCGCCGCAAGGAATTTTAATATAGCACAGGCTAAAGATTATGAATGGTTCTTTTGGATTGACAGCGATGACATTTTAGTTGGTGGTGCAAACCTTAAACCCGTTGTTGAACTTGCCGAAAAAAATAACATAAGTGCGGTATTTGCAAGGTATTTATATCAGGTTGAGGTTGATAGTGAGGGTAATGTTAAAAACATACTTATTGAACACTTAAGGGAAAGGCTTATTAAAAACGACGGTAATTACAGATGGATAGCCCCAATCCATGAAACATTAATAGAACAGAAACCTTCCAATAAAACCGACAACCAATCCTTCTATGTTATCCACTTAACCGATTGGAAAAGAATGGAAGAAGCCATGTGGAGAAATATCGGAATACTTGAACAGGAAGTAATAGACAAATTCAACGACCCAAGACCTATTTATTATTTAGCCAAAGCCTATTTTGATACCAAAGAACCTATGGTGTTATATGAACCGGCAGGGGATGGTGTTGATTCTATAACGGTTGAACTTTTAAAAGATTACTTAAAGAAATCAGGTTGGCAAGAAGAACGGGCACAGGCTTGGGAATACCTTTCAATGATTCACAGGGAACGCGGGGAATACCAAAAAGCCCTACAATGTTTATTTGAAGCACTTATAGAAACCCCGATGTTTCCTTCAGTTTATATCCAGTTGGCTATAACCTATGTCAATTTGCAGGAATGGGATAGGGCGCTTCATTGGATCAAATTAGCCGGGGAAGTTGAAATACCCAAAACCACATTAGTAATTAACCCCAAAGATTACAAATTAATGATGCTTGAAGCACTTTACCATATCTACATGAATACTGGTAAATTAGACGAAACCTTAAAAGTTGCCAAGGGATTAGTTGATCTTCAACCCTCCGAAGATAATAAAAAGAAATTTGAAGCGATTATTGATTTAAGACACAAGAACGACATGGCACATTGGGTCGTGAATCTGGCAAGCCACCTTAAAAAGACACAACAGGTTTCCGAACTTGCCGCACTCTCACACTCTATTCCAAAAGAGATTGCTATGGAACCAGTAATGATTAATTTAAAGTCCGAAATCACTCCACCGAGAACATGGGAAGACAATGAAATAGCCTTGTGGTGTGGTCCGGGCTGGGAGAAGTGGACACGAAAAAACGCAAGTAAAGGAATAGGCGGAAGTGAAGAAGCAGTAATCTATTTAATGCAGGAGCTTACTAAATTAGGTTGGAAAGTAACCGTATTTGGAGAACCCCAAGAAGATGAGGGGGATTATGAAGGAGTTAAATACGTTCCCCACTATTCAATTAACTGGCAGGATAAATTCAATATCTTTATAAGTTGGCGACAACCCCATGTATTTGACGTTCCGTTCAGAAGTAATAAGAACTTTTTGTGGCTACACGATATTCAAAACGCATTAGATTACACGCCAGAAAGAATAAGCAAAATAGATAAAGTTATGTTCTTAAGCAAATGGCACAGAAATAATGTACCGAGCTTACCTGAAGATAAGATTATGTATACAGCAAATGGCCTTAATATATGAGAGACAATAAAACAGTTATATACGGTTCAAGCTACGATAGGGGCTTACAGCACCTCCTTCAGATGTGGCCTGAAGTTGTGGCTGAAGTACCCGATGCAAAACTCCGAGTATTTTATGGTTGGGATTTGTTTTTAAGAGTATATGGTAACAACCCCGAAAGATTAGCTTGGAAAGAAAAAATGGACAAGTTAATGGATTTACCTTCAATTACACATCTTGGAAGAATTAGCCATGGGGCGTGTATTAAGGAACACAAGAACGCAGGAATCTGGGCCTATCCTACGTCATTTGGGGAAATTTCTTGTATAACTGCGATGCGTTCACAAGCCTACGGAAGCATTCCGGTAGTTATAGATTATGCAGCACTTGAGGAAACCGTACACTTCGGGATTAAGATTCATGGAGATATTTACGAAAAGGAAACAAGAGAGAAATTTAAGAATGAACTGATAGCACTTCTTAAAGACGAAAAGCGACAGGAAGAAATCCGCAAGGAAATGATGCCTTGGGCTAAAGAAAACTTTAGTTGGAAAAAGGTGGCTAAACAGTGGTCGGATGAATTTAAACTACCCAACTTAAGAAAACAAATTGAGGATTTGATGGACGATAACCAAGCCTTAAAAGCATGGAATTTAGTCAAAGATACAGATTCACCGCTTAAAGAAAGAGTGTGGCTTAGGGTTAAACACGCATTCAACCCCGATGATTATAAAAAGTATTATTCCGAACAATTAGTTGAAAACGCCGTAAGCGATGATTTGGCACTGGATTGTACTGAACTATATCCAAGGTTTAAGTGGTTGGTAAACAACATTCTTTCAAAGGGTTATAAAACTTGTGTTGATTTGGGGTGCGCTGATGGCTACCTTCCGCTTACCCTTGCGAATAAGGGTCTAAAAACGTATGGGGTCAACCTATACGCACCCTCAATCAAAATAGCAAGGGAAAGGGCTTCTAAATTCAACCTTGATGCAAGTTTTGACGTAAAGGATATCTTTGATGCCGAAGGTAAATACGATGCGGTGGTTTTGTTTGAAATACTTGAACACCTACCGGACCCCGAAAATGCAATTAAGAAATGTTTTGAATTATTAAACGACGGTGGAAGTGTATATATATCAACACCCTCTACCGAACACATAGGTATAACCCTACACAAAGAAAATCCCCATGAGGGTTGGGATGATTCTTTACCTGCTGGTCACCTTCGTATATTCAGCAGAGAAGAACTTACCAAATTGTTGAAGGATTACAAAGTTGAGGAGTGGATAACCGACGACCAAGGTTGTTATTTATTGGAGGTGAAAAAAGGATGAAGATGTTTAAAAAGAAGTGCGATTATTGCCACGAAAAAGATGTGTTTGTTTGGGGAACATCAAGAACGGGAGAAACGCCGAAGGCTTATTGTGGGAAGGTTTGTGAGACGAACGCTAAATATGACAAACGATTCGATACTAGATATAAAAAGTGAGATTGATAAATTGGTTACAAACTTCGATATTAAACCTCTTTTAGAGGACATGTCTTTAGTGGGGTCGGGACAAATCCAAGAAGTTAAAAACGAAAGCGGAAAGGGAAATCTTTACTATCAATGGCTGGCTTGTGCCATGCAATATCTCAAACCCCGACAAGTCGTGGAATTAGGTGCGGCTTCTGGTATCTCTACGATTTGTATGGCTAAGTATTTACCAGAAGATTCTAAATTATATTCGGTTGATATAGATCCGACAATCGCTTGGAAGTGGATGTCCAAGGACTATCCCCAAGTAATTAAGATTCTAGGTGACGATTTAGACATGAACATTTGGAAGGGTGTTGATTTATCAAAGACGGATTTTTGGTTCATAGATTCACTCCACACGAAAGAGCAGTTAAGTAAAGAAATGGAACTATATCCTATATATTGGAAAAAAGGAACGATAGTTGCTTTCGACGATGTTGATTTGCCGGGGATGAAAGAGGTGTGGACATATCTTCCTTTCCTTGATAGAAAAAACGACCCTAAATTACATTACACAGGGTTTGGAATATTAAAAGTATGATTTCAGTATCAAGGACATATTTGCCCGACCTAAAAGAATACAACAAATATCTTGAAAGGATATGGAAAAGTAACTGGCTTACAAATGATGGGGAACTTGTAAGGGAACTCGAAAACAAACTTCAGGATTATTGGGGTGTCAAAAATGTGGTTTGTGTAGATCACGGAACTTCAGCAATCATGCTGGCTTTAAAGGCACTTGATATTAAAGATAAAATTTATACTTCTCCTTTTAGTTTTGTTGCAACGGTAGAAGCACCCGTCTGGTTGGGAATAAAGCCCGAATTTGTTGATTTAAACGAGGAATATCAAGGCCCCGCACTGGTTACCCATGTTTACGGAATACCCCATATAACAAACGTCTCACCTGTAATTTACGACGCTTCTCACGCCTTTACTACGACCTACGAAGGTAAATCAATTTTAAACTACGGTGACGTATCGGCAATTTCATTTCACGCAGTTAAGATATTCCAAACGGTTGAGGGTGGTGCCGTTGTAACCAATAACGACGAAATAGCCGAAAAAGCTAGGTGGTTGAGAAATCACGGCTTTAAAACAAGATATTCATTTTACGGAACAGGAATTAACTGCAAAATGAGTGAGTTTCATGCTGCTATGGGGCTTTGTTCCTTAAAACTTGTTCCCCAAATGAGGAAGAGATATGACGAAATAATTGATAAATACAATAAAGCCTTGGGTTATAAGTACGAACAAGTTACTTATTATCCCATCTGGTACGATTCCGAAGCAAAGTTAATAAGGGCAATAGAAGATTTTGAGAAGAACGGTATATTTGTGAGGCGTTATTTTTACCCTCCGTTGAATTTAGTTTTTGGGGGGAAGAGTTGCCCCAAAGCTGAAGATGCCATGTCTAGGGTTATTTGTTTACCGCTTTACCACGAACTTAAAGATGGCGAGGTTGACAGTATTATCAAAATAGCAAAAGAAACATTATGAACTATCACGATAAAGTAAGGGCTAATGACTTTGACAGAAGAGTTGGGGAAATACAAACCCTTAAAGCGATAGAGTTGGGTACTGGTAATTCAATTTTAGATATAGGTTGCGGTATCGGACAATACACACCGCTATTCCTTTATAGGTTTAAAAGGGTTGTAGGACTTGACCCTTCGGAAGAATACCTTAAAGAAGCCCGAAGTGCTGGTTGGAACATTGAATATATTAAGGGCTACGGAGAATCGTTTAGTTTAGATGAGAAGTTCGACACAATCAGCATGAACAATATCCTAGAACACGTTGACGACCCCATAAGGCTTCTTGAAAATTGCCGGAAACACCTAAATCCATGTGGGAGATTGATTGCCCAAGTTCCCAATTCAGTATCAATTACAAGAAGAATTGGCGTTTTAATGGGAATAATAGACGATACCAATAACATTACCGAGAAAGAAAGAGAATTTTACGGACACAAAAGGACATATAAATTACAAAGTTTAATAAGAGATTGTGAATTGGCGGGATTGGGTGTTTTAGAAGCTGGCGGAATACTCTACAAACCGCTTCCAAACGAAATACTGGAAGAATTGTGTGTGGCCTATGGTAAGGATTGGGCGGATAGATTTATTAATGCTTTAGTTCAATTCGGAAAATACAGACCCGAAGAGTGTGCCTGTATTTATACAACATGTGTAAGGTAGCCATAATGCAACCCTATTTATTCCCGTACAAAGGATATCTTGAACTTATTAAAGGTGTGGATAAATTCGTGATATATGACGATGCTCAATGGATGAAAGGAAGCTGGATAAATAGGAACTTCTTTCCCGACTTATTTACTTTCAGGGTTAAAAAGCACTCCAATTATGACCCTATCAACAAGTGTTATTTCTTTGATATAGAAGCCGACAAGAAGGATTTTAAGAAGAAGTTTCCAAAACTTAATGTGGATAAGTATTTTAATTCCCTGCACCAAGAGTTAAATGTGGCTGAAAACTGTACCCGAAGCCTAAGAATGGTTTGTGATACTCTAGGAATAAATACTCCGTTTTACTATTCTTCCGATATTCCACACGGTAAGTTTGCCGAGGGTGTGGTGGATATGGTTAAGGCTTTGGGTGGGGATATATATATAAATGCACCCGGCGGTAAGTCGCTTTATACACAGGATATGTTTGGGGATATAAAACTTGAGTTTATAGAGACAACCGTCTCGCCGTCTATTTTAACTGAAATATGAACGCAGTATTTACAATGTGGCAAAACGATTTGGTGGCACTTGATTTGTGGTTAAAGTATTACAGTAAATACTTTGATAGAATGCTTGTTTTATTAAACGGAACAAAAGGAGAATACCACGCATTTTTAGACGAAAGAAAAAAGGAGTACATGATGGATTATATAGTTCTTCCCGAATTTGTTGGCGACGCTGGTGTTGCAAGGGGGGTCGTAGATAAATACCAAAGAGAACTTCTTAAAAGTAATAAATGGGTTCTTTATACGAATTGCGATGAAATAATTGCAACAAAACCTAGTGTATATAAGAACCTCAAATATTTAATGTATATCTGCAAACAAGAGTGGGTGGCGTGCGAAGGTTATGAAATTGTCCAAACTGAAGGAGATGCCCCACTGGATTATTCAAAACCGATTATGCCACAACGAAAGCATTGGATTAAAAACTTTAATATGAACAAGATTGTTTTAAGCCGTATTCCCTTGGAATGGAACGAGGGTCAGCACCAAATAACGGGAATTGTAAACGAAGATTCCAAATCAATAGCTGATACCGGGCTTTATCTGATTCACTTAAAACATGCCGATCTAACACCAATACAACCGAGAGACTTCGGTCCAATGACAACCTCAACCAACGATTATGTTATGACACAAATTAAAGAAGCATTACTGGAGATTCCCGATTGGGTAAATGATTTAATATGAATATTGCGTTCCTTTGGTATTTTAGTCAGGCAAGCCAAGTTTACGAGAACTGGCGGGATGGGTTGCGTGCAGCACTTGAAATCGTAGCCAAGAAGCATTCTGTTACTTACTTTTTAGACAAGACCGCACCAGACCCCTCGGATAATTATGACTTTATTTTGTTTTGGGATGATTCCAATTCCCCGTTCTTTAACGAGTTGGACAAGTATAAATGCAGAAAAGGATTGTGTTTAACCACCGACCCTACCAATATAGACAATTTAAGGAAACTTGATGTGGTGTTTTGTGAAAGCCAGCCTGTATATGACGCGGTTAGATCGCACGGAATATACGCCGTTAAAGCCTTCGGAACAGATACGGATTTCTTCAAACCCAATCCTAAAAAAAATAAAGACATTCCGTACTTTTACCCTGCTACTTTTTCCCCTTGGAAGCGACAGGATGAACTTGTGGACTTGGGGAATTTGCTTTGGTTAGTAGGAACAATTCAACCCGACGGACTGGATATTTACCAGAAGTGTGCGAATAAAGGTTGTCATATAGAAGTGGGATATTTTCCAGCAGTTAAAATAAGGAACTATTTTCAAAGGGCTGAATCAGTACCCATTCCCGCAATACACGGTTCTGAACGGACGGTATTGGAAGCTATGGCAACCGACATTCTACCTTTGGTCATTCATCCTACAAACAGAAGAACCTTCTCCTATATAGAAGAGTTTAGGAGGTTAAATATGAAATCCCCCAGAGAGTTTGTATTAAAGAATTATAGTCATGTTCAATATGCGGAAGCACTCCTGAAAGGGATTGAAAATGAATAAAATCGACATAGACAACATGGTTGAGAAGTATAAAGACGAGAATCTGGAATCTAATTTAGGCTGGCTTAATCACACAACACAGTATGACGACAGAAGTGCAAGGATAAATTACTCGTTTATAAGGGATAGGAAACCTAAAGTTGTCGTTGAGTTTGGTGCCAGAACGGGAAGGTGTACCCACGATATTCTTAAAGCACTTCTTAAAAACGGCGGTAAGTTTATTTTTAAGTCCTACGAAATTGAAGACGATTTAAGACCCGTTGCTCAGAAGGAAATAGACAGGATATTCGGGGATAAATCAATCACTATCGGGGGGGATATTACGAAAGCCACAGACCTGCCCGACAAGATAGATTACCTTTTTATTGACAATTACCACGATAAAGTTACTACTGAGTGGGTATTTAATACTTTAATCAAGAAATGTGTTAAAGGGTGTTTGGTGCAAATGCACGATGTAAGGCTAATCGGGGATTACGAAGCACCTTATGGGGGAATACAAGAAGAAGCACAATATTTAGTAGATATGCACAAAGACGGAACACTACCTTTAGAAAAACTATATTGGGGATATGAATATGAAGCACCTATTGAATCAACGTGGTGGATATTAAAATGAAACCTGATATTATAATGCCCGTTTATGCTATGGATGAAACGGTTATTAATTTAACCGAAAATGCCGTTAATTCACTAAGGGGGTTTAACTTGATAATTATTGACAACGGAAGTCCTGTCGGTGGCGGACTTTTGAGAGAGTGGGCTGATGTATATATTAGGAACAAAACCAATTTAGGTTACGCCAGAGCAGTCAACCAAGGAATGAAAATTTCTGGGAGTATCGTGGCTGTCGCAAACGACGACATTAGGGTTTCTCCCGATTGGTGGAGAGTTGCTGGTAAAATCATAGAGGATGATAAAATAGGAAGTGTCCACTTCAGAATGATACCCTACGAACAACCGTTTAATCCCGGTAATGAAACATGGAAAACAGGTAAAGAAAGATGGTGTACTTCGAGCTTTTTCGTAGTAAGAAATATCCAACTATATGACGAGAATTTTTTAAATTCGTGTGAGGATTGGGATTTCTGGTACAGAATGAGGGCAAAAGGATTTACTACCGCCTATACAAATAAAGCCGAATATCAACACATGGATTCATTCACTAAACTAAAGATGCCTGATGATATAGAACAAGACAGAAAGAATCGGGAATACTATATTTCAAAGTGGGGAAAATCCCAAGATGAACAATTTGAGGAGATGTTTCCCGGAGAATTAGCAAAATCATGGAAGCCATTACCGTAATCACGCCCTCAGTTCGGCCAGAGGGACTAGAAATGAATAGGAAGTGCCTTGAAAAACAGGACTTTCGGGATTTTGAGTGGATTGTGGTTTCCCCTTTTGAATACGAAAAGGCTGATGTATGGCTTAAAGACCCGCCTAGAGAAAAGGGCGATTTTTGGGCTTTGTGCAAAGCATGGAACTTGGCCTACGCAAACGCCAAAGG